TAGCGTTTTTCAGCTTTGCATTTTCTGAAATTGCTTTGTCAATAGACGCAGTAAATTCAGCCGTGTCCAGACCAAGGACAACACCAAGTCGAGCAATGTTTTGTGAAGCCATTATTTTCTCCGGCGTTCCAGTTTCTTGGCGTAGTTAGTTATGCCAACAGCCAAGGCAGATTTTAGTTCAGTCAGCACGTTGTTGATGTTTTCTTGCAAAGCAGGGCGCAGAAATGGTTTTGCTCCCCTTTTGGATGTGCCAAATTCGTTAGCCAAAGACACAGCACTTTTCTTAACAGACACCACGGCAATTGCACCGTCAGTCTCATTCACGTAGTCACTTCGCTTGTCTTTCTCGCTAGGGATGCGAGCATCAAGACGAATAGTGTCTTTCATGTGAATTGGATTTTTGTTATCTCTAGCTTTGTCTCCAACAGGAGCGCGAGTCTTGGCTGTCTGCAAAACTGACTCCATTGCAACTTTAGCAGCAGGAACTAAAGTGTTTCTGGCAACCAAATCACCCCGAAAGCCTTCTGCCATTTCTTTTAGCTGTTGCTCAAACTCAGCAAAGCCTTCTAGCTTGACAGATTTGCTTTCGGGAACATAAGCCATGCTACTCTTTCAGGTAAGCCTCCGAACCCGGTCTAGTAGTCAAGAATGCCATCAACTGCTTGCTGGCTTGCTCTTGCTGTTGTTCCTTTGTCAGCGGCGGGACAATGTATTCGTGCGTTGATGGAAGAACATCTTTCATCGTAAACGGTCTTGTCGTCTTCTGTATTTTCGAGTTTAAGTTACCTGTGGTCAAGGAACTCAAAGCCAATAAAACAGCTTTGTTTCCCAACATACCATCCGACAACATAATCTCAATATTCCGCATATCATCCGCAGGAACATCATCAGGACACCCGCCATGAGCGTAGATGTACGCTCTGGCTTGAAGGCGAATGTCCCAGATTAGTTTTTTCGGGAATCCTTGTATCCGGGCTGAATTGCCTCAGAAATTTTGGCAAGGATTTCCAACTGAACAGCAGTAGGCCATTCAGCTTCAATGTCTTCATAAGTAATTTCATCAAGCGTTCCATTCACGGGAACCAGCAGCCTGATGTATTCAACCATTCGGTTTTCCATCTGCAAGATGGTTTCAACCAGTTCTTTGGTAGAACGACCTTCAACAATCACATCGTTATCAGTCACTACAACACCATCAAAAGTGCCAGTGCGAAAAGATGCTGTCATCTTGTCAAAGCGTTTTTGGAATTCGGCTTGGTCAAACTTCTCAATGCGCTCTTGCATAGCATCAAGCTCTTTTGTCAGAGGAACACGAACTTTAAAGTTGTATCCTGCAAGTTCAAAAGACTTGGTACGCAGATTAGAGATTTCGCCAAAGGCAGATGTGAGTTTTGTCATGGTCGTGTTTTAATAATCTTGTGGTAAATAGATTCGTTCAGATTAAAAGCGTATTCCACCACTTCATCTGGACTCATCTTATCAGCATGATACTTTGCAATTTCATGTGCAAGAGCAATTGCTGTAATTCTCTGTTGAGGAAATCCGAACCAATTTTTGGTTGATTCGGATTGTGCTATCAAGAAGTTCAAGAGGTCATTACTGTCTTTTACTATCATGTGTTTTACTCTGTTGTGTCAGGCGGTACTTCTGGTGCGACTTCTTCAATGACCACCACAGGAGCAGTCATGTTGTACTTCTTCAGCAAAGCCAAAGCAATTGCTTCGGCTGTATCAGGTTGAGCAGTAGCTTTTGCAAGCTCGTCAGCATCAACCACCATGCCACGGGCAACAAGATCAATGTCGCCGTTGCTAGTCACAATTGCTTTAATTGCGTCAGTAATTTTCATCAGTTGTTCGACCAGCCGTACTGGTTGCCCCGTGGATGAATTGTGAATGTTGCTTTTGCTTCAGCGCCGGGTGCAGCGTCAATTTGGAATTGACCAACACGACCGTTAAACGCATAAGCAACAGTGTTTGTGCCCTCAACTGCTGCAATCACAAAAGTGCGGTCAACAACACCTGAGTAAGCATCAGCACGAATCTGCAACAAGGCCGCATCAGACGGATTCCAAGCAGCCGTGATGGTCAAACTTGTAGGAGCCGCTTGCACAGGAATCTTGTCACTTTGACGCGAACCAGCAACACTAAAACTTGCTACCGCATCGTCCATACCAAAGGCAGGAATTGCTTCAACAGGCAAAGCAACACCAGCAGCGCCAGTACCGTTAGCTGAAGGCCCAACAATGGTTGTTACTTGAGCAACCCAAACCGACAAGTTAGCCGTTGTCAAAGGCGTTGGAGTTGCAGCCGATTGCATCCAAAGCGATGCGCTAAAACCGGGAAGAACTTTTGCAGGAATAGTCATGTCAACTCCTTATGCGTTGTTGGACCAACCGTACTGGTTGCCACGAGGATGGATGGTAAATGTAGCCTTGGCTTCTGCACCGGGCGCAGCATCCACTTGGAACTGGCCTACACGCCCGTTAAAGGCGTAATAAACGATGTTTGTACCCTCGGTAGCCGAGATGATGAAAGTGCGGTCAATCACGCCAGAATAGGCATCAGCACGCATCAACAGCAAGTTGGTATCAGCAGGATTCCATGCAGCAGTGATGGTCATGGAAGTTGGTGCAGCCTGAACAGGAATCTTGTCAGATTGACGCGATCCAGCCACGCTGAAACTAGCCACAGCGTCATCCATGCCGAAAGCAGGAATTGCTTCAACAGGAATCAAGTTTCCGCTAACAGCCAATGGAGAAACACTAGCGACCAAGGACAACTGAGCAATTGTCAAAGGAGTGGGTGCAGCTCCGGGTTGTGCGTACAACGCCGCGCTAAAACCGGGGAGAACTTTGTTTGGTAAAGCCATTTTGAGTATCCTTCAAAAGTTGAACAATTGTCTTGTATTACGCAGGAATGTCAATGGTGCAGTCTAAGAAGATTTGCGCCATTTTTTCCTCATCGTTGTAACTGTTGTACAGCCACATGACATCAGCTTTAGAGATATAAAAGCCTTCTGCTGGACTGCCCAAAATCCCACTGTACCCGTGCAAGGCTTGCAGAATCTGATTTGAGATTGTAAAACCATCTTCAATCTGTTGAGTGAAAATAGAAATCTGAAATACAGGACGGTCAATGCCTTTGTTGCTTTGCTGTGTACCTGTATAGACAGGCTGATGCACGTTACGCAGCATCCAAGTAATGAACTTAGGCTGAGTGGCAAAGTTGCGGTTAAAAGACGCATACACAGGCACAGGCGTGACAATGTTAGCCAGTTGGTACTGGATGGCTCTACCGTAAACAACAGGGTTAAGTTGAGTTGCCATTAGACCGCCGTAACTGGATCAGAACGATAGCAAAGGAACATGACGGTCATACGATCATCAGATTCCCTTGCGCTGTCAATACGCCAATCTTGCCCACGATATGTAATTGAATAGAGGTGTTGATTTGCCACTATCAATTTTGTGTTTCTCGTGTAATTAACCGTGAAGTTAATCATGTCTTGGTACAGCCGATATTTATCAGCAATCTTCAGACTGTTCGCAACAGAAGATACCCGTGCCCGTGTCGCAAACCACAATGCCTGAACAGTCGCAGACTCACCAAACGCTGATTTGGTAAAGGTCAGGTTGTTGACGTTAATGTTTTCAAAGCGAGCAATAGTCATTTGGTGCTCACATAATTAACGGTTTGTAGGGGCGTAAAAGCGTAGTCACGCCAAACGGAATGTCTTTCAACTTTGTTTCTGTTGCGTTTGCACGATTGTTATACAAGTGCGTCAACAACAACAAAGCCGCTTGCTTAATCACAGGGTAATTAGCAATCGGATTGGCAGTAGTCGTGTATTGCACAATGATTGGCGCAGTCATCACTGAGTTAACGTCAGTCGGCAAGTTGTTCACAATCACTTTGTTGCCCGAGGCATCGTAGTAATAGCTTGTGCTTAAAAGGGTCTGGAACACTGGTGGAAACGCATCGTTCCAGTAGCCAACAGAGTTGACCGTAAGACCTGCTACTGCCGGGTTGACGTTCTGGCTGACTTCTGGCAAATCAAGACTGATTGGCGATGCAACAAGACTTTCTGAACCGTAGTAAACACGGTATGACACAGGCAAAATAGACATGCCCAAATAGTCTTCTATTGCTTGCCGTGTGGCAATGCCAAGATTCAAAACATATGCGTCTTGTGATGTGTCATCAAACAAGTTCAGATGGTTTGTGATTTCATCAGCAGTTAGCCATGCAGTGACATTATCACGCCCAATCTGTTCAACCTTTGCGTAGTTAAACGGATTGCGCGTTTGTGCCCCAAAAGGCGCAGCGTATTGATAATTGTCAACGCTCATGTTTAAGTCTCAATAGAACGAACACCAGCAAAAACGTCACGCACAGTGCTAACCATACGTTTTTCAGCGTACAGCGTCACAAAACCGGGAGTTGTCTGTTCCATTGCTTGAACAGTCATTTCTTCCACATCGGCAATTGTCATGAAACGAGGCCAGTTGGCAAGATACATTGACTTGCAGCCAACAGTAGCAGTTGCGTCCAAATATGGGTTAGGAATCACAGGGAATCCATACACATGCAGCAACGAACCGGCTTCAGCAGAACCAGTTTCAACAAAAGAATAACCAGCACCGCCATGAGCATAGTCACGCAAGGTCTGAATCGCAGTTGGGTGCATCATCCAAGCAGTACCGGGCATAGACCAGTATTGTGCTGGCAACGCATTTGCCATTTCAGACAAAACTTCAGCCTCAAGACCGCCAGTGTTGTTGTAGCCAACAGTACGAATTGTGTGCAAGCCGTTAGTGATGGCTGTACCGCTTGAACCGAATGCAGCCGCAGCGCCAGCAGCGCCGGGGTAGCTATTCAAGCCACGCAGACCATCAGTGCCGCCAGTCGATGTAGTAGTAGAACCTGCTTGGTCGTTGTTTAGGCCGCACGATGCGCCTTCAAGTTGAGCAAATTCCATCATCAGGTCTTCAACCAACTCAGACTGCAAACCATTCACATCTGTCAACACAGCGGAACGAACAGGCAGTTGTGCGGAAATCACGCGAGTCGGCAATTGCCAAATGCTTGTGTTGATGTTGGGAGAACCGCTGTTGGGGTTAACTGTGTAGCCCCAAGGGTTTGTGCTGTTAGCAGCGTTACCAGTTTTGGCAACAAACTGAACAGCGGAATTTCCGGGTACTTTGATGTTTCGTGCGCCCTGACGGAACGGGTTTGCATATCGCAGTGCAGCGAATGCGTCATCAAAGTGAGTGCGACCACCGACATTCAGTCCTGAACCAGTGATAGCAGATGCCTCGCGCAAGTCGATTTTGACTTGATCGCCAGTTTCCAAAGTTTGCTTAATTCCAGACAGGATGCGTTCGGTAATGGTCATAACAGTTCCTAAATTATGGGCACAAAAAGGAGGGGCATTTACGCCCCTCCGATTTATCAGGTAGCTGTACCTGTCGAGCGATAACGCACCAGAGCGTTAGGATCGCGCACAGAAGTTGCCAA